ATTGATGCAAAAGCAATAGAAAGAAGTGTGCCCCACTACACTTAAGAAAAGTAGAAGGGAGAAGCCCCAGCTTTGGGGTCTAGGTAGCACACTCTTTAAAAGAAAAGACCAAACCCGTTCCATCTCAAAAGCGACGGAGGAGCAAGGAAATTAAAATAAAAGTACAAGCACCAACAACAAGTAAAACAAACCAAACCTAATAATGCTCCAGATGAGCACGCAAGAAGTTCGTTGTAGCATCGCCCATCTTAAGAGCTAAGAGGCACGATGTATTTGGTATATCCCAATATTCACCACCCAGTGTACCCATGGAAAGCATACCGTCAACTATCATTTTCTTCCTGATCAAAAAGTACCGCGCGTTATTTTGATCAAAAATATTACTAATAGCAAGGCGGTGCACCCCACGGATAAGATATTCAGCAGATAACACAGTATCACGCTGGATGAGTTCATTGGGATCTATTACGCGCAGGCCAGCACCTGGCGCAACATAAGATACGAAGCACTGTAAGAACCGCTCAGGTCGTTTCCCACACATCGCACAAACCATCAGATTCAGAAAAGCCATAATACGACTTATTTCCTGAGCATCATCAATTGAAATCCCATGTTCCTTAATAAATTTCACCAATCGTAGGGTGTAAGGATGGGGAACCTCAATATTACTGATGTCAACCTCATTCAACATGTCAATCCAAGTTTTATCAAACGGCAAGGGCAACGTGGAGTGATACAACGGCGAATCACACAATGCATCGTGTTTACAAGCATCAAAGGACCGATTATAATATCCTGCTTGAGCGTGTATATCGTTGTACAATTGGCGAGATTGTTCCAGGTAAGTCATCAAATAACGAACAGATCGTAAAATTTTTAAAGCACGAAAGGCTTTCACTCGTATTTCGTTATAATAAGCCTCACCCCAAAACCAAGCTCTCCTCAATGCAGTCACAACATTTTCACTACTCAAATTGTTTCTATCATACGACCTACGCACCCAGTTAAAGAGTTCCTGAATAGTCTCCTTCTCCAAAGCGCCCAAGTACATCGTTCCATACTCAACAAAACTTAATTTCAAAAACTTCAGTGAAGTCAATTGTTGCAAAGAAAAATTTTGACCTTTATCACCAGGAGTTACCGTTATAGCATACGAATTAAAATACTCGGCAGCCGAAGCGCCATGAAACCACTCGTGCACCAATGGACTCACAGTGAAAATACCGTCATCTCCGTACAAATAATAACCCACCTCACGTTCGAAAAGATGTAAGTAAGCCAATGCTGCATCATTCTGTTGCGCCAGTTCTAGCCAACAACACATCCATAAAGCCGCTTGTGCGATAGTATTGATGATAACAGTGAAGGGATTACCAGAAGGATTCCCGCCATGCTTCCACCACACATCCGTTCCAGCAATGAGAATAGTATGAATAATCTCATCAAATAAAACTTTTCGCACAACCGAATCTTCTTCAATAAAATGGGGGTCATTATGCACGTACCAATTTTCTACAACGCACATCACCACGTCCAAAATCTGAGCACTCAACAC